CATAGCCTTGAAGAACAGCTTGGGGGACTCAGACTGGGTATCAAACTTTAAGCGTGTCACAACCTCGCTGGGGTCAACAGGGTTGGGGGTTTGCGCCAACAAGAAGCGAGCATAGGCTTGCAGGGGGCGGTTGTCGCCTTCTTCTTTACCAAAGATTGACTTGGCTGGCAGAGTCAGTTGCAGGACATCTCCCTCCATGTCGTTGGCAAGAACTACAGCAACACGTTGTTGATAGCGGCAAGCACGGCTGTTACCTTGACCGGAGCCAGCAACATTCTGAGCGCAGTCCGCGCAGGTGGCGGCTTGTTTGTTGGATGCGTCAGCGCTTGGCTTCTCACCATCGGACGACCAGCAGTCAGGCGCGTTGGCTTCGCCGTCATAGGACTTCATGTAGAACACACGTCCGATTTTGGGAGCGGCGGCGACGATCACTACATCAAGGTAGCGTTCTTCGATAGCGGCGACTTCTTTGCCAGCGCTATACAAGCGGAACACGCCGCCTTTGATTGAGATGCGTTTGCCGCCATCAGTGCCACCGCTACCAGCGAGGGCTTTGGCTACAGCAGACAGACCTGTGCGGTTTTTTACAAATGCAGGAACCGCACCCTGATTAAAAATGGTTACGTTACTCACGTTATATTTCTCCTGATTACTTGGTTGGTTTACGAACAGAGATTGCGTACTCAGATACTGAGTTCAATCCGGGAGGTACGAGGCCGGGGTTCTCTTCAAGGAATGTCGACATGTTGGTCTGCGCTATGCGCTTCTCAAGCAAGTCAACTGCTTCGTGCTGAAGCACAAAGGTCTTGAACGAGTCCCAGTCTTGTGTGTTGTAGCGTGTCTTGGTAGACAGCACCACAGTGCCTTGGTCAGTGCGCACAGAGGACACGCCTAGTGCAAGCATTTGATCTTTGAGTGCAATCTTTACGGTGTCTTGTTGCCGCTTTAATTCCTCAACTTCATTTTCGTACGCTTGGGACACGCCTAGTGCAAGCATCTGATCTTTGAGTGCAATCTTTACGGTGTCTTGTTGCCGCTTTAATTCCTCAACTTCATTTTCGTACGCTTGAGTTAGCTCTTGAATTCGAGCCGCCATCTTGCGGTACACCTTAGCCAGTTTGTCCATTGGAATGGCGGCTAATTCTTTGCTCTCCTCTACGGGAGGTGCTTCATCATCTATGACTGAGGTCATTTACTTCTCCTATTTTTTTGTCTAAGGTTTAACATCATACACGGAACAAATTCTCATGCAACTCCTTTCTTAAATATTTTTTACTTCACTATCAAACATACCGACAAGCAACGCGTGGTCAGTAACTTTAGCGGCCATTGCCTTGAATAGTTTTTTCTCAATGGGGCTTGACTCAATGTGTACTACAGTAACTTTGTCAGAGTCTTGACCCTTGCGATCTGCGCGAGCAATACATTGTGTATACATCTCAACAGACATCAGAGGCCCAAAGAATACAACTGTGTCAGCGGCAGTCAGGGTAATCCCGTGGGCAGTTGCTTGAGGTTGCAACACGAGCACGCGTATCTTGTCAGTAGTCTGAAAGTTCGCAATTATCTGACCGCGTTTTGTTGCTGTAACGTCGCCATGAATTTGTCCCACGGCAAAGCCATTGCCTGACAAGTGCCGCACGATAGACTCAATGCTTGACATTGAGGCGTGGGGACGCATCGAACTCCACAACTTCTTTGTCGTCTGTGTACGCCGCACCGCAGGATATTTGTAGCAACTTGTTTACAGCAACACCGGCATTGACCGCGCTGATTGTCTCCCCCGCCGCACGCACCATCATCTGCTCTTTGAGTAGGCGGTAGTATTTGTTTTGCTGTGGTGTCATGGGCACCTCACGCGTCACCGTGATAACTGGTGGCAAGTCAAGGCATTGATCTTTTGTAAAACGTATTGCTGGTTGAAGCACCTCGTACACCATGTCGCGTGCGTTGGCTTTGGGTGCCCACTTGAACATGCTGATCTTGTTCATCACCTTGTCGCGCCATGCAGTCTGGAACTTGGGCACGCCTGTGGGGTTGACCAGCCGAGCTAAGCCATACGCATCCACAGGAGACTGCGATGCAGGAGTGCCGGTCATCATCCACAGATGTGTGTCGGGTCTGATGATTGATGCCAACGCCTTCCATCGCCGCGTAGATGGGTTCTTGTATGCGTTTGCCTCATCGACAATCACAAGGTCAAAGCGCCCATCATTGATGATCTCAGAAGCAATCAGGTTGAGTCCATCGTAGTTGGCAATGACGAACTCGTAGTCTTGTTGAATCATCTCTATACGCCGTGATGCCTGTTGATGGTGCGCGACCACGGCGCTTCTGTGAATGATGCTTCGGTTGATGTCGCCCATCCATGCGCTGTGCATGATGGACAGGGGGCACAGTATCAACACCCTGCGCACCTCGCCCTTGTTCATCAAGTAGTCTGCCGCCCACAAAGCAGAGAGCGTCTTACCAGTTCCGGGGTCGTTAAAACAGAACGATCTGCGGTTCAGAGTCATGAACGCGGAGGTTTCTATTTGGTGAGCCATTGGTATAAACTTGCCCGGCCAGTGGTAGCGCTTAGTGATGGGCGACGGCACATCTTTGACGCCAAGATTTTTGAGCACGCGTGTCTCATCAAGCCCCCAGTACACAGCCACTTGATATACGCCGTCTTCATGACCGAGAACTTTGTGTTTGGGGATGATGCTGTATTTGTTGGGGTTGCGTGTGCGCAGTATCAGCGCTTTGTTGTCAACGATTTCCATTACGCATCTTCCCTCAACCGCGCCCACGGCGTGTTGCTTTCTCTGAACTCAATCTCTTCCATCAGTTTGTTTCTGTGAAGTCTTGATGATGCGTCCATCCAAAACTCATCATCTATTTCAGATACATCAACCCACAAGTCTCCGTACTTTGCTCTCCACATATTTGCCAGTGTTGATAGCGGCACGATATACGCTTCGCGTTGGTTGGGGTTGTCTACGACTGGTAGCCCTTTTCTCATATGTGCTCGGTTATACATGCTCTGCATTATGTGCGCTTGCTGTGCCGCCGCTTGTGACATCTGTGATGCTTGTGCGCTGTTCATCAGACCTTGCCCCGAGTACATACCGCCCTGCACAGCCATGTTCTGCATACCCGCGTTTTGCACTCCTTGTGCATTAGCGTAAGCCGCTAATTTTTCTGTCAGTTGTTGACCTAAGTCTTTCATCTTTCCCATTTGCTTCTCCTGTTTTATTCTGGCATCCGGCACACATAGCGTGCCCTGTCTGTTAAGAAATGAACTTCAACTTCTCCGAGTTGTTTAAGTCTTTTAAAAGCTACGCTAAAAAACGCATCCTCTTCTATTCGTTCTAACTCCACCCAGTCGTGTCCGAAACGCATCACCCAAATATTGACTAAGCTATCGACTGGGACATTGAACGCTTCGCTTTCGAGCATCGCACTTGTTATTTCACTAGAAACAAAAAGCCTTGCTCTTACTATGCCTGCGTGTATGGCGTTATTTAATACTGCGGTCTGACTTCCGCTTGAAGCTCCGATTGTCTGATGCGGACTTAACGCGTAAGTTACTCCTTGTTGTTGCCCCGCCTTTTGAAAGGGGCTGTTTGTGATCGACATCTTTTCCATCTCCTTTTTGTACGATACCTTCTTTCATAAGCATTGCGCGTGCTTTATTTCGAGCGGTTCTTTTTTTAATGATCTCAGGCTTCTGCTCATACTTTGCGTACGAGGGGCGGTCTGCGGGGTTCTTGTAAGGCATAAATGTTTCCTAATGTTTTGGATGAAATTCACACGTTTTTACAGCACACCAACCACACAGAGGCGTTTGGTTTGGGTTCCATACATCGTGCTCGAAGCATGACTCCAAGCGAGCGTAGCGTTCACGGTAGTCCCACCAGTGCTTAGCCGCTTCGTCCGAGGTCATACTCATCTTGACCATATCATTTTTCACGATAAACATCAACGCCGAGTTGACTCTGCGGATGTGGGGGAAGTGGGCAAACACCATGATAGACATGAGAACAAGTTGGTCTCTGTCAGGATACTTGTTGTTGCCTGTTTTCCAATCTGCCACCCACGCCGTAAGGTTCTCATCATCAATGATGATTAAGTCTGCAATGCCTCTGACCCACACGTTGTCATCTCCCCAAGACACAGGGTTTAGGTTTGTATCCAGCGCCATCTCATACTCGGGCAGTCTGCGTCCTGCCTTTTTCAGCAACGCGTCAACAACAGGTTGGAACTGAGAGTGCTTGGGCGGTATGGGTTTGCCGTCCTTGATATACAACTCCAAGCTCTCATGCACCTGTGTGCCGTACCGCGTAGCCTCAGTCTCTACAAAGGGGTAGTTCTTCAAGACCTTGACTTCGTGATAGCGGCGCTGACACCCCTCAAAATCTTTTAGGGACGAGTGAGACCATGATGGTTTTTTCATAGTTTGGCTGTGTTAATAGCGTGTGATAAGTGGTTGGCAAACTTGCTTACAAACGATTCGTTGTCGCGTAATGGGTGATTCATCTCGTGCAAGATGCCATGCGTTAACTCGTGCCAAAAAGTGTCGTGTACTTCTTCGTCAGAGAACTTGATGTGCACCTCGGTGCCGTTACTGCGCTTGTATGTGGCGTGTGTAACAAGCTTCATAACATAGTTGTGATAGTCAATCTGACCCATCTGTTTGCCGTTGATGAGGTTGTCATACATCTGCACCATGTAAGTCCTGCGACCGATGGTAATTTCTTTCGGTATCTTCACTTGCTTCTCCTTATGATTTTGCTAACCCATATCTACGGTGCGCACCACCGTCAGCGGCCAAGGGTATCCCCGGCATGTAACTCGGCTCCATAGTCATCTGCGCCAAGACCCAAGTCTTCGCGTCAACAACTTCTGCGTCAGGCACCAACACGATCTGTTCATCGTGCACAGTACCAACCACAGGGTATCTCTTTGTCACCCTCAACATCCCATCGGTCATGACAATGCGTGCCAATGCCTGCGTAACATTGTTTGTTATTTTTCCTGCATACAGCTTTGTTGCACGCTCTCCGTACACCCACTGCGTTCTGCCTTTACCGTCTGGCTCAGGGCGCAGATTTGGGTACAGGAGTTTCATTCCGTTTGGTAATTCTATCTCGCCTTCACGGAATGTCAAACACTTGTGTGTGTACTCTTTGCCCAAATACAGCGACTTGTGTATAAGCTCACTGAACAACGCCCACAGCGACACGATAGGCCAAGCAGTCCGGCGGTAGGAGTCAATGATTGCCTTGGCGGCAAGGGCATGAGTAAGTAGTTCTTTGTCAGAACAAGTGTGGG